CGGGCGCAGGACACCGGGAAGCTGTAGTCCTCCAAGCCGCCGACCTCCTCGGGCCGCACGACTTGATCGTGGTGGCCGTCGCTGAGGTGCATCACGCAATGCTCGCTGATCTGCGCTTTGCGACGGAACTCCAACGCCGAGGGCAGCGCGGCGAACGGCTTCACCCGCTGTTCCATCTCGGCGACGACCGCCTTGAAGAGGCCGGCAATCTTGGCACTGGCCCTAACCTTGGCCCGCTCGCGGTTCCGTTCGTCCGTAAGATGCACCACCTCGGCTTCCAGTTCGAGCACCCGTTTGTCGGTCGGGTCGTAGTCCGGGATGCCCTTGTGCTGGCCGCCGGCCGACTTCGGCATCGGCGGTTCGCCGCCCGGCCAGGCCACATCCTTATGCACGCGACCGGTGGCGATGTCTGAGACCAGGGACCGGCTGACACCGAACTTCCGGGCGATGGCCGTCTGCTTCGCGCTGTCGGCGATGGCCGCCTTGATCTTTTCGATCTTCTTCTTGGATGTGCGCATGATTCCTGTTGACTCCGCTCCGTTTCACATCGGAGAAATGGAAAAGCCGGGCGGCCCGCGGCGGGGCCGCCCGGTGGAATTGCAGCCGGATGCGATCAGTTGAGGCAACCTGTCAGAAACACCTCGACCCACGACCGCACATGGTCGAAATCGAAGCCCTGCTTGCATGGCTCGGGATGGCCGCCCGCCGGCAGGCCCTCCGGGAGCACGCCGCCCTCTTCCACAGGGATGGCCTCGATCTCGGCCAGCGTCGGCATCTTGGCCGTGGGGTCGATGGCCCATTCGATCTTGGCGGCCTTCGCAAAGGCGTGGATGCGCCGCACGGGGACGATGAAATTGAAGCCCTGCAACTGCATCACGCCTTGCGTCAACATGCCGACGTACTCGCCGTTGGCCTTGAGGAACATCCCGCCGCCGGACGAGCCCGGGAACGCCACGGCCGTCACCTGGTCGAAAACCTTGATGTTGGCACCCTTCATCTCCAGCGTCCGGCCGACCTGGCTCAGCACACCCTCGGTATAGCTGTTGGCACCGAACTGCCCGAGCAGACTGCCGCAGTGGCTCAATTCGGTCCCGATGGCCGGCACGTAATTCAGTTTGATCTTGAACTTCGCCGAGACGGAGAGCGGGTAGGCGTTCAGACGGCGGACCATGAGCAGCGCCAGGTCCTCGCCGTAATCCGCGCCGGAGAACTTGACGACCTTGGCGTCCAGTTTCGTCTCGCCGACGCGCCGGCCGTTCTGTTGAAATTCCTGCACGATCTGCGCATCCCGGAACTCGACCAGCACGCGGGTGCCGCCGTCCGCGGTGATGACCCTGCGAACCGTGCGGAGATGGTCAACGACGTGCCCCGCCGTCCAGACGAACGAAACGGTGTCGCTGCCGATCTGCCGGGTCACGATGGTCCCAGAGCCCTGCGCGTCGCCGGACTTGATGGTCACGCTGATCTGCTGCAAATCGTCGGGGATGCCCGCCAGGGCCGTGCCTGCGGCCAGGCCGATCAACAACGTCAACACCAGTGCCACACAGGTTCTCATTGCTGCAACTCCAAAAGGTGAAAAGGGAAACGATCAACGGGCACTTGCCCATTCATAAGACGCGCAAGAAATCTGTTTCGTCGCATTCGTCGCTGCACACATCCGGGTATGCGCCGTCAGAAACAGGCACCGCCGATTCACACCACGGGTCCACTTCCTCGACCCGTTCTAGTTCCAACTGGCTTTCATGCTCGGGCACCAAGCCCTCCAGCAGCGCTTGATAGGCGAAATCACCGAACAGGCTGGCGTCATCCCGGTCCCAATCGGCAAGTATGCGAAGCACAAGGCGTGGTCCATCCTCCGCGCTTTCGACCGACTCGACAGTGACCGAATACAAGTGCGCGGTCGGGTATTGGCAAAACATGGTTCCTAACGCCGACTTGGCCCGCTCGGCTAATCGCCCTTCGCCGTGCGGCGACCAACGGCCGGCGTAAAGCAGGAAGTTGCATTCCACGCGAATCATGCGGCCACCGCCTCCACCACCTCGAAAGTTCCATCCGTATCCGCGTCCGTGCTCTCCCATTTGAGGCCCGCCATCAACTCGCCCATCGTCATCAGTTCCAGCTTCCGGTTTTCACGAATGACATCGAGCACGCGCTCGTCGCTGGGCAGGTGGATCAGGTCCACAATCAAGCAGCCCTTGTTCAGGTCCATCCCGATGCGATGGATGCGATCTTCCGACTGGACTCGGTATTCGGGCTTCCAAGAATTCGACCAGTAGACTGCCGTGCGAGCCTCCACCAGCGTCAGACTCATGCCGCCCGACTCAGGGTTGGCCACAAAAGCCACCCGTGGAATGGCCTTGTTCGCCCAGTAATCCAGGGGCTCCTCCGTCACCGTGTCGTTGTCGTGCGTGAGGACTTGGAAGACGCCTTGATCGCAGCGCACGACGTTCCACTTTTCGTTGATGCACACTTTCACGGCACGGTCCACGGACCCCGTGAAGCCGGCGAACACCACGAGGCGGCCGGTCTCCTCGTTCTCGTCGAGGAGCATTCTCAGCGCCTTTTCCTTGGGTGTTGGAATCTCATGCGCGATGCGGACCAGTTTTGGCACCTCCTTGCTGCCGCCGCACTTCGGGCACGTCGCCTGCCGCTCCACCAGGCGGGCGACGACCTCCGGCGGCATCATGCCAATGTTCTGGTAGACCTGGCCGGCGTCTTCCGGGTCGATCCACTCGGACACGATGCCGTCCACACAATGCGTGCAAGTGGTTACGCCGTCCTGGACTTCCCTGTACTGGAAGCCGTCGCTTAGCTCACGGAGCAACGTCATGCCGGTGATGGCGTTCGGTGCCGCCGAGACGATGGCCTCACCGGCGCGAAGCAGGCTGGCGGTCGGCTTGCAGATGATCTTGCGGTAGCGCTTGTCGGGCAGGTCCAGGCAGTCCTTCTTGTGCTTGATCGTCACGAGACCCTGCAGCCGCTTGTAGAGGTAGGCGACCTCATTCTTGCTCGCCTTGAAGTCGTGGTACTCCTCCGGCGGCGTCACGCCGTCCAGTTGATGCGGGCCGCTCGCCTCAAACAGGCCACAAACCTCGCACTTGCGCTCGTCATCCTTCCAACCGATTCGCCGCTTGAAGGAGTTGCCGTCCTGCTGCTGGAGCACCATGAAGGCCAGTCGCTCTTCCATTGCCTTCATGCTTCCTTCGCGGAGGAAGCCCGGCCAGGCGATCTCGCATTGACTCCACCAGTCCACCGGGGATTTTGGTGACGGCGTACCGCTCATTTCGATTACGAAACCGCCTTCCAGGCCGTACTGCGAGCGGATCAAGTCCGCGAGGCGCTGGCAGGCGTCCGAACGTTGCGTGCCCGCATTCTTGCAGCGACTCGACTCGTCACAGATCAGGCCGGCCGGCAGGGGTTGACCGGGCTTCCATTGGTCCACCCAAGTCTTGAGACCTTCGTAGGTGAACGCCACGACGACACGCTCGTCAAGCTCCGGTTCCACACCGTCATGGGCGAGGCGGAACTTGTAGACTGACTCCCAGATGCGGAACTCCCGCTTGATGTTGGGCAGGCTGGTCTTCGGGCCGACCCAGAACCACCAATTGATTCCCGACCGCTCGATCACCTCTTGGGCCGCCAGCGTCTTGCCCGTGCCCATCTCGGCCGCGAAGATGTGGTAGTGGTACGTCAGGCCGGCGTCGGTCAAGTCCTTCTGGTGATCCTTCAACGGTCGCGTGTACTCGTGGCGGATCACGGGCCGATCGAACCAGGCATACGCCTTCTCCCCGACGAGGAACGAAAGTTGGAAGCGATTGCGCTGGCAGTCCTCGATGGACCAAATCTTCCGCGGGTTCTCGTCGTCGTACCCGTGCCATTTCGATCCCCGCATCGCCCTGATTTCGTCCTTGAGGCTGTAGGGCGATTTCAAGAACCAGATGCGCCCGTCCTTGTACTCCAGCGTGGCCGCCACCAGGATCGCGGTGCCGGAAGACGTTTTCGTGCGCAACTTGGTCTGGACTACGGACATTGAAGCTCACTGGCTTTGATGCGTTTACACGCTCTGAGGCCGCAATCCACGGTCTCCTCCCTCACACATTTCCGAAACGTGGACCCGTTAGAGTGATTCCAGCCGAGCAACGGCGATTTCGCAGTTGTGGGGGTCCAGTTCGACCCCAATGCACGGCCGGCCAAGCCGTTTGGCGGCTAAGAGGGTCGAGCCGCTGCCGGCGAAAGGATCAAGGACCAAGCCCCCTTTCGGCGTGGACAAGAGCGTCAGGAGGTACTCCATGAGCTTCAGGGGCTTGACCGTAGGATGATCGTTCCTCGGTCCCTGGGCAGGATTGCGCTCCCGGCTATTGGCCTTGGCGACGTAGAAGAAACGGGATGCGCCTCCGGCATCCCCGTAGGTGCCCTGGCTTGACGCGGTATCGGGAAAATCGCCGTGATAGCCGCCGCCGCCTTTTGTGCTGTTGCGCTGCTGACCGGCTTTCATCATGCCGCTCTTGAGGATGCCGGTCTGCTCGTCGAGCATGGCCGCAGCCTCGTCGTCCAGCAGCAAGTTCGCCGGCCACCGGCCCGAGGCCGAACCGCCCACGGGCGAGCGGTTGACACTGACCCAGCCTCCATCAGATTCGGAGCGTGGGTTGCGGGTGCGAATCGTGCTGTCCGTGCCAATTCTGCTGGCCTGAATGTTCATGCCGGCCACGCCCCAGGTCTCGGCATTGTGAGCCAGCGTGCCGTCCAACGACTTCATCGCCAGCGTCACCGGCTCCCAAGCAGGCTTCAAGGCGTTCACCCAGCCGGTCCACCGTTTCGCCAAGTCGGTGGCCGGAGCAGTGACCGCGCACTCAGCCGCCGGGTTGTGCAGGTCCCCGTAGACCTGATTCGTGCGGCCGTTGTCCGCCAGCGAGTAGCCGGGCTGCCCGAGCTTGCTGCCCACCACCTCCCGTTTCGCGCCTTTGGCCCTGTCGATCAGTACGCCCACGTCGGGCGCTTTGGGGAAACCCTGGCCGTAAAGCCACATCAGCGTGTCCCGTACCTCCCACCCGGCGTCCTCGATCGCACAGACGAGCCGGTGGTAGGTCCGCGTGCCCCCGAAGGCCAGCATCAGGCTGCCCGGTTTGCAGACCCGCTTGATGGCTTCCCAGTACGGGACGCCGGGAACCCCGTGGTCCCACTCGTGCCCCATGAATTCGAGGCCGTAGGGCGGATCGGTACACACGAAGTCACAGGTGTCGGCCGGTAGGGTCGGCAGGACCTCGCGGTTGTCGCCGCAGTAGAGGGTGAGGTTGTCTTTCTCGTAGACGGGCTTCATCGTTGCTTGTGCTCAAGGAGGAGAGTGTCGTCGTTGGCCCTGCGCGAACAGTAGTCACGCCACACCTCGAAATTGGCGCGGCGGAACAGGGTGTAGAGCTTGTTGAAAAGGCCGCGCACAGACGTTGGGACGTTTGGAGCCATGCCCGCGGCGATGGCCTCACGCCACTGTGCGAGGTTTCCGGTGAGAACGGCGGCCGTTACGTTGCACGCGGTCGTGTCTGCCAGGATCAATGCCATTCCCGGGCAGAACGCCGGCACGGCGCGCACGTCCTGGTCTTCCGCGATCAGGAAGACGCTGACCGATAGATGCGGCAAAACATGCGGAGCAAAGCCGGCTGGTGCGTCCCGATCGCTGACCGCCGCCAAGCAACTCAGGAACGTCTCCACCTGAGACAATTCCCTGGGCGAAGCCTTTGCAGCCGCCAGCGGCTTGTAGCCGAGCACTGTCGCACACGTAGCCGGGAATCCCTGCAAGTTGACTGCGGGCAGTGCAATGAACATGACTTCGGGTTGCATGGCCGTCGCTCACCGGATTTGCGGCAGGGACTCTCCTGCCGCAACACACGCAGAAAACCCGCCCATGATGCACGTCACCGAGAGCCCGGGAGCGGTGCAGCGGGTGTGTTGTTTCGAGAACCCCGCCGGGGCCAGGAGGCAAGTCCAGCGGGGAGGAAGTGGCATTCACCGATTTGCCAGGCTGGTTCGGCGACAACCGTTGCGGGTCCAACTGCCGCGGGCAGCGGACAGACCCGAGCTAGCGGGCGCGCTCGTCGCCGGGCTCCGCGCGCTCCACGCCGTTGTCCTTCACCGTCAAGAAGGCGGTGATCTCCTTCGTGGCGCGCTCCAAGGTCGGCAGCGACTTGAACTCGGCCAGGTCGTCGCACTTCGAGACCACGGGAACGTGCCACGAGTAGGTCTTCTTCTCGACAAGCCGGCTGGTGAGCATCACCGGGACGGCCGGGTGCGGCGTGAGCTTGGACACGTCCCGGCCGGCCGCCGCCTTGGCGTCGATGTCGGCCTGCGACAGCGGCAGGAAGGGGTAGAGGTTCGCGGCCTCGGCGCGGGCCGACTTGTTGCCGCAGAAGAACTCCAGGAACCGGCCGGTCGTCGCCTCGTAGACGAGGAAACTCGGCCCGTACATGCAGTTGCTTTCTTTTTCCGCCGACGCCACCTGGATGCGCTTGAACTCCTCGCACTTCGGGTCGTAGCTGACGATGATCGCGTCCTTGTCGCTCATGTCGATGGCCTTCGGCCGGCGAGCGAAGGGGATGATGAACACCCGGTCGCCCAGGTCGTTCACCTTGTCGTCGGGGAGCGGAATGCCGTAATTGCCGGGGCCCACGAGCTTCTTGTTGACGGCGTGGCCCTTGGTGTACAGTTGCAGGCGGGCGAGGAAGGCACCGCTCTGCGCCAGTTCGGCGAACTGCTCGTCGCTGCCGATCTGCGTGGATGGGAGTTGCTCGGGCCCGATGGGCACCAAGCTGTTCGGGGACTGGGAATGAGACATTGCAACTACCTCAACACTGGTGAAAGGAAACGAAGACAAGAGAAGACAGAGAAGCTAGCGTTCTGAGGCCGGCGGCTCCTTTCTGGGCTGACGGGCCCGGTTCATCACAGCCTGGCGTTGGGCTTCGATGCTTTCACGATCCAGATGCAGCACCCACGCAAGGGCCGCGTGCCAGGCATCGGTCAAGGTCTTGCACTGCTCGGCCACCAAGACCAGGGCAGCGCACTGCGGTTCTTCGTACTCGGCGATGACCTGCTTCCACGGCCGGCCGTGCGGAACCGGCGTGAAGTCGGTCGTGAAGAAGGCGTCCAGCTTCCCCTGCCGAACGGCCTCTTGAAACTGTTTCAAGAAGGCTTGAACCAGCGGCCGGAACTCGGCCACCGACATCGTGCGGGCGGCGTCGAAGAACTGCGGTTGAAACTTGTAGGGGACCCGGGCCCATTCGTAGGCCGAGCCCAACGGCACCTCGCCACGGTCCACCGCAAGCTGGTAATCCTTCCGCAGGTTCAACAGCCCCAGCGTCTCACGGACCCACTGCGGATTCTTGTGCAGGATGCGGGAGCTGATCTCCGGCAAGCCGACGCCCGGGTGGGCCTCGATGATCTTCTTCACCTGGCGGGCGTACTCGGCCGGCGTGGTCTCCGGCCGCAGGGCGTTGGCCTGAATCTGGATCGCCAACAGGTCGTCGTCGGTCAGGTCCTTCACCAGGCAAGGCAGCGGCGTCCGGCCGGCCTCGCGCGCGGCCGTGACGCGGTAAAACCCATCCGCCACGTCGTACTTGCCGGGAAAGCGCCCGGACGGGCGGACCAGGATCGGGTTCAGGATGCCCCAGTCAGCAATCGAATCGCGCAGTTCCAAATAGGCCACGCTCGTGCGGTCCACCAAACGGAGCACCACGGGCGGTTCGACAAGGTGATCGAGCGAGAGCCACTGCAACTGGTCGTTCACACCCTAATCAATGGCCAAAATCCACGCAATTTCCCGCACGCGCGGGAAAATCCCGCGATTTTGGCCATTGATTAGGGTATCTGAGGCACGCTTCTCCGTGCCAAATGCGTGTAAACGCATCAATCGACCCTCTGCGGAGATTGTGAATGGCCGCCGTTAGCGAAGCCCTCCGTAACTTCCTCAACGCCCGCAAGACGCCGGCCAACGCCGACCTGATCGAGCGCTGGGGCATCTGCATGGAGACGCAAGTGAACGTTGCGGTCGGCGAGGGAGAACCGGTCGCCGGCAAACGGTCCACTTACGTCAACGGGGGCGATAGCTGGTGGAACATCCGTGTGCCCAAGGATGCCGACTCCGAACCATCCTGGGACGACTACGAGCTTCGATACTCCCTGACCGACCACGCGGAAGGCATCGGCTGCACGGGCTGGGATTGGCCGAATCGACGATCCCGTTGGGTGGCCTTCGACTTCGACGACTTGACCAGCCACGCCACGGGCGTCGGTGTCACCGATGAGGCCCTCCTGAAAGTCCAAGAGGCCGCCTCGCAGCTTCCCTACCTGGAAACCCGGCTGAGCACCGGCGGCAAAGGACGACACCTCTACGTCTATTTCGGGGCCGATGGCATTCCGACCGAGAACCACACAGTTCACGCCGCGCTGGCCCGCTGCATCCTGGGCATGATGTCCGCGGAGTGCAACTTCGACTTCGCCTCGCAGATCGACTGCTGCGGCGGCGTCATGTGGATTTGGCATCGCAAGATGACGCCGGAGAACGGCGGCCTTCGCATCATCAAGCCCGCCACCAAGGTCCTTGCCCTTGCCGACTTGCCGCCGAACTGGCGGGACCATATCGAAGTGGTCACGCACAAACGGTCCAAGGTGCGAATCAACGAAGTCTCCGACGAGAGGCTGGACATCTTCGAGACCCTGACCTCGGCACAAACGATCATTCCGCTGGACGGGAAGCACAAGGCCGTAATCGAAACCTTGCAGCAGTCCGGCTACACCACTCTATGGGTGAGCGACCACAACCTCTTACAGACGCACACCTGCGCGCTCAAGAAGCTCATGGACGAGCAGGCCAAGGAATTGAGACTGGAGGGCGTGTTCGAGACGAACTCTCGGGGCCGGCACCCGGACACCCCGAACTGCTTCATGTTCCCGTTGCCCAATGGCGCGTGGCGGGTCTACCGATTCTCGCCCGGCGTCTCGGAAGCGGCGACCTGGAGCCAGGACAAGAAGGGATGGACGACTTGCTACTTCAATCGGGCCCCCGATTTGCCCGCTGCCGCCAAGCTCCACGGCGGCCTTCTGGACCCGGAAAAGAAGGGCTACACGTTCTCCAATCCCGAGGACGCCATGAAGGCGGCTAAGATGCTGGGCCAGCCGGAAACCATCATCGACTCCCTGTTCGCCGGCCGCGACACGACGCTCAAACCAGACAAGGACGGCCACCTGATCGTCGAGATCGAACGCCGTAAAGAAGATGCAGAACAACCGAAGCCGCAAGGCTGGCTTGCCAAAAAGACCAAGTGGGTCCGCGTTTTCGAGACCACCATACCCAATGGCCGTGAAGACGAGACCACTACCCAAAGCGCTCAATACGACAACGTCCTGCGTGCCATCAAGACGCCAGCCGAACAGTTTGTCGCCTGGGCACTCTACGAGGCGAAGCGGAAGAAATGGGTCTACCACCCGGTCGGCAACGTCAAGATGCGGCTGCAAAGCCTCGGCAATGCCAAGGACGAAGCCGAGTGCATCATGGGCAGCGTGCTTGAGGAGAGTTGGGAACTCGTGACGCTTCCGTTCCGCGACGAATATCCCGGGCGGCGGCAATGGAACCGGGACGCCCCGCGGTTCGCCTTCCCTCCGGCTGACCTGAAACCCGATGAAGTTCCCTGCCATCCTCATTGGGACATGATCTTCGATCACCTCGGCGGCGAGCTAACGCCGGTGCTCAAGACGCTCTCCTGGGCCCAGAAAGCCGGTATCCGCACTGGGGCCGACTATCTCCGCGCTTGGGTCGCCTGCGCCTTCCGCGAACCCTTCGAGCCGCTGCCATACCTGTTCATGTTCGGGCGGCAGGACATGGGCAAGAGCACCTTCCATGAAGCCTTGATGTTCCTGGTGACAAAGGGCGTCGTCCAGGCCGACAAGGTGCTCAAGACCCGGGGCGACTTCAATGGCGAATTGGTCGGGGCCATCATCTGCGCCGTCGAGGACACGGATATGTCCAAGAATCCCGAGGCGGCCAACAGGATCAAGGTCTACACCACGGCCCGCACGCTCTCCATCCGCGAAATGCGGATGAACACCTACCAGACCCCCAACACCACGCACTGGGTACAGACCGCCAACCACCAGCATGAATGCCCCGTGCAATCGGACGACACGCGCATCACGGTCATCGAAGTGTGCGACCTGCTCGACGAGCAGAAAATCGCCAAGCAGATCATGGAAGCCAGGCTCAAGGAACAAGCCCCGCACTTCCTGTACACGCTGATGCACTTGCCGCTGCCGCCGGTCATCGACCGTCTGCGGCTGCCGGTCGTGACCACGGCCAGCAAGTCCCGCGTCATCGAACAGAACAAGGACGCCTTACAGCAGTTTCTCGACGAAGGCTGTGTCGTGAAACCCGACGCCCGGCTGCGTTGGGGCGAATTCTATGACGCCTTCCAAGAGACCGTGGAAGCCAGCGAGAAGCACGTTTGGTCCCGCACCAAGGTCAGCCACTCCCTGCCCAGCAAGCACCCGATTGTGAAGAGCCACGGTCAACGCTGGGTCCTGAACCTCGCACTCAAGCCGCCTGACGCAGCCGAGGTGAATCAATGAGGATTCTCGTCTACGCCACCACCCGCCGTATCACTCGATCCATCCTCGGCGTGCGGCTTGTCGCCGACGTGGACGCGGATCAAGAGCCCGAGGACCCGGACTACTTCGCCGCCCAGTACGAAGGCGATTTCATCGACATCCCATCAGGAGAACGCGACTGTGAAGTACAGCATGATTGACAACGGCAAGCGGCAATCCTTCGGCAAGGGCATGGCGATCCGCGACACCGCCGACGACAAGCCCCGTCCCGACCTGATCTCGCCGTTCGCTGACGAGCGTTTGGGCCATTGGCTCCGCATGGGAGCCCGCAAGTACGCCGAACGCAATTGGGAGAAGGGGATGCCCTTCTCGCGGTGCGTAGCCTCCTTGCGGCGACACGTCATGCGCTACCAGCAGGGCCGGCGCGACGAAGATCACCTGGCTGCCGTCCTCTTCAACGCAATGGCCTTGATCCACTACGAGGAAATGATCGAGCGCAGCGTGCTCCCGGCCAGCCTGAACGACATGCCGATCTACGAGAAGATCGCCGTCCGGCGGCGTCGGCCTCGCAAGGTTCGGAGGACCCACAAGTCCAAGGCCCGCCGACGCAAGTAGCCCTCTGCCCCGGCCCCGGCCCTGCGACACCGCAGGGCCGGAGGCAAACTGACCGAGCACACCAAATGCAAACCTATTCCGGCCTCGTGCATCTCAACGGCAACCTGCTCGTCTCGGTGGACCTGGAGACCACCGGCCGCCAGCCGGGCTACCACGAGATCATCCAAGTCGCGTGCGTGCCCCTGGACTCGCAGTTGAAGCCCTCGGCCACCCTGCGGCCGTTCTCCACGAGCGTCCGGCCCGACTATCCCGAGCGGGCTGAGAAGGGTGCAATGTGCAAGCATGGCATCCCAATGGAGGACCTGCTCCTGCACGCCCCAAGCCAGGACAAGGCGCGGGACCTGCTGGTCGAGTGGTTCGAGAGCCTGGACCTGCCGTTCAAGAAGAACCTCACGCCGCTGGCCCACAACTGGGCCTTTGAGGCATCGTTCCTCAAAGCCTGGCTAGGCATCGCACTCTTCGAGGAGATTTGGCACGGCTTCGCCCGCGACGGGATGCTGCTGGCCATCGCCATCAATGATCGAGCGGCGATGCGGGGCGAGGAGCTTCCCTTCAACCGGGTCAGTCTCGGCTCGCTCTGCAACAAGTTCCACGTCGTCAACGCCCATGCCCACGACGCCCTGGCGGATGCCGTCGCCGAGGCGGAAGTCTACCGGGCCCTGGTTCAGATGTACTGAGGTGAACAGTGGGACCAGTCCTCACGCTCGACAACTGGAACTCGATCATCCAGCAGGTCAATGCGCTGGCCGGCAGCCCGCCGGCCGGCTGCAATGCCGTCGCGCCTTTGCAGCAAGTGACCGATCCGCACCTCTGGTCCAAGACCGACATTCAGCAGGTCCAGCAGACGCTCCAGAATATCTGCTCGTCGGACACGTTCGACAGTCCGATCCCCGACCTCTGGAAGCAGAAGACCATCGACGACATCCTGGCGGCCATCCAGAACGGCTGGTGCAACTGCCAGCAGCTTTCCGAAGTGGCCTACCAGGTCGTCAAGATTCACGGCTGCGAGAAGTACGATTGCCAGAACTTGCCGCCTGACCCACCGTACTGGCCGACTTACGTGCAAGGTGGCACCAACCTAAGCTCTCAGATACTCAACGCCTGCAACCTTTATGCACAGGCCCATGACGCCTGGTGCGCCGCCAAGGCCCAACTCGCCACTGCGCAAAGCAAGTACCCGCCGGACCAGAACCTTATCAACTCCCTGCAAGCGACGGTCAACGCGAAGCAGACGGACATGACCACGCAGTCAACGACCGCCGACAATCTCGCCAACGCGCAAAACAACCTCTGCCTGAACTATCCAATCGCCGGTACAAGCGAGAGCGGCGTGAAGAATATGTGGTTCATGGTGATGAACCTCACGCCCCGCAAGTGGATCAATCGGCCGTGTGGCCAGTTCAACTGGATGGGCAACAATTGGACGCTTGGCTACCAGCCAAACGGTGCCGGTGCCTTCACGTATTGCTGCAACGGCTATTTCACGCCGAACGGCATCCCCTTCCTTGGCATGTGGGGCTCCTCCGCTCCCCTGTCCGCGACCGTCGCCGTCTGGTGTTGCGACGGGCCGGGTGGAGCAGGCTGCGATGCCGACCCCGACTATTCCTGGTTTCCTCCTTACGCGCCAAGGAATATGTGCTGGATCGCCGAGAACACGACGCAGATGGATGGCTACACCACCTGGCAGATCGTTGAGCGGTACTACGCCAACTAGGAGACGGACCCATGCCGCCAGTCATCGAACCGGACGGGACCATCCGTTACAGTGAACCGGCAACTGCGATTCCTGCAGATTGGACGCCGAGTGCGGACAACCCGCAAGTCTACCTGCCGCCGTGGAAGCACTGCGCCCACCGCTTGCTCGGCTTCAAGACCACGACAATGGAGCTTACGCCGACCTGCCTGCTGGCCGGCGGCCCGGTGCCGATTTCCGACTGCATCAACTGCCCCAACTGCAAGGAGCCGGGGCCGGACCACTACTACAACCTGGACCCTCGCAACCAGGTCCGGCCTGAATCCCCGAACCCGGGACACGGCCCCGGCTACCAGTACACCGTCGTCGCGGAGCTTGGCAAGCCCCCGCAACCCGCTCCGCGGCCGGGCAAGACCGTACCTGAGCCCAGTCCGCCGCCTAGCGGTCCGGTACTCCCGCCCACGTCCTCGCGGCTGGCCGAGCTTGGCCAGACCTTGCCGCCGACCGCGCCTACCGACCGGCCCGTCCACTTCGAGCCGGATGGCAGCATCGTCTACGAGCCGGTCGAAGGCCAATGGGAACCGCCGCGGGACATCAACGGCTACCAGCGTGATCCGAATAACCCGCTGCGGTTCATCCCGCTCTGGCCGCAATGCCAGTTGCGGCACCAACTGGCCGTCCGGTATCCCAACTGCGGCTGCATCAACGTAGTCATGCGGTGCAACAACCCGGTGGTGCCAGAATTCGCCGACCGGCTGGCGTACACGACCTGCAAGAAGTGCCCGCTCAGGAGAGCGACATGAGTCAGCCTTGCGACAAATGCCCCGAGAGTGCGGGCATCGTAATCCCGCCAACTGGCAAGCCCGCAAGCCAGCCGTCCGTCGCCAACTACGTGGTCTACACGGGTGGTCCATTCGTTCTCCTTTACCGCATGGTCGAATTGGCCATCCCGCCGGATGCGGACCTGAAACACGGTCGGCCGGCGTTTCACGACGACGGCTCGCTGGAGTATCCTCCAGGCGAAACCGAACCCGAAGACATCGAGGGCTATCAGCGTGACGCCGAGACCCCGCGGCGTTTCCATCCTGTGTGGCCGGAGTGCCTCCACCGCCCGCTCTGCGTATCCGTCCGCGATCAGTTGCTCATCATTGCCGCTAGGTGCCAGCAGCCGGCGACAGGCCGCATGAATCGCATCGTCACGATGAACGAGTGTCAGGTATGTACCGAGCGGCGTGCCCCTCACCCCGCCCCGCCCCTGCCAAGGCCCGGCCCTTCACCAGACAACCGCCGAGTTGAGCACCTTTAGCGTCGTTCGCACGACCCTTGCTCCACACTCCACGTTACTCAGATCGGAAGTGTCAATCTGCTCCACTCGCTTGAAGTGCTTTGCGTATTCTTTGTTGGCCCGATCAAAGCTCTGGATCAAACCGTCGAGAATCGTTTGGCTCATAATCCTTCCCGGCTTGTCGGTCAGCAGGTTCTTGTGTTCCCGGTCTAGTGCCACTCGTGGCCTTGCCGTCATAAAGAACACGATGTCAACAAACCTGCAAAACCGCTTCAGGAGGAAGTAATCTACCATCACTTTCTTTTCCTGACTGGTCAGGCGATTATTGTCTGCGTGCCATTGAATCCAGGCCAGGGCATCAAACACTCCCCGATCAATGATGACGAACTCCGGGGCTCTTTCGAGTGCCTCAAGAAGCCAGCAGAGCGACGTTGATGCCGTCCAGACGTTGTAATGGAAGCTGCACTTGTCGGAGAGCGGCGACACGCTTCCACTTTCGCCTATCGTGCGGACGCGGAAGGCATTTCTGCGCAGGAACATCGCAAGACTGTGCGCCGTCGATGTCTTCCCCGATTTTGGCGTGCCGGAGAACTCAATGACCAGTGGCCTGTTGATGTGGACGATGTTCTCTCGCAACTCTCCTGCAAGAGCCTCCAGTTCATCAATCATTCTCTGCTTGTCTTTCTCCTGCGATGTTCTCGGCGGTCTGTTCTTTGCTCGGCGCATCAGCGTTCTCCTGTTCTTGGAATTGCCAGCGTGGCGATGTTATACTTTGGAAGGCCGTTGTCGCCAGTTCGGTTGACAGTCTCGATTGCGCGAGGATCACAGATACTTCAGCCGCTCGCCTCTTAAAGTCCAGGTAGCCGGGGTCATCTCCACCCCGCCATTTCAAAGGAACACTGTCACGAATGGCGCTCCGCAAACCCTGGTAATGTTGGCGAAAACGTCCAAGGGAGGCAATGTCGCTGTCCGACAAGCGGCGCGCCGCTGCAATCTCGGTGACGATCGCTTCGACTCGACCTTCAGTTGACGAAATCCGCTCTAGCAGTTTCCACCGACGATCAGCGAAGTCTGGAAGGTCGTTCTTCTCGTAGACGGTGTACCTCCACAGTTTCCAAATTGCAAAGAAGTCCCCGTACAGAAAGTGGAACTCCTTCCGGGCCTCAAGAGCGAGTTCGCGTGCCTTTTGCTTTACGTTCCAAAAGACTGTCAGCCTCTTCCCGACAAGCCACACAACGCCGATGCTCACCATACTGAAGAGGAAGGTTGGTATGGCCTTCACTACTTCGTCACCAAGCGATACCGGCATCGGTCTGTCTCCAAAAATGGCCTCTTTCCGCGGAAAATCACCGCTGCTCCGCGATTGCGGCCAGTTCCCTGACGGTCCGGTCGAGTTCCTCAAGCAGCGGACTCGTGCCCGACCGCTTCAGGACATCAACTATTTCACGATAATACCAGAGGTTCAGCCTGCCCCCTCCTTGCAACCGTTCCCAGAAATCGCCACCTTCACAGCGGTAGCCGCGCAGCGATGATCTGACATTGTGCAGCGTATCGGCCGCAACAACCAGGCGGATGGACGGTGAGGCGTGGATCAGTCTCGCCAAGAAAGCGTCCTTACGTTCCTGCCACGGCCCTTTTGGAACCGTGTACGTATCTGTGCATCCCTCAACAATCGTTGTGACCGTCTCCCCAAACCGTTGGCGGATTACCTCGGCCGTTGCTGAACCACCTTGGTCTTCAATCGCGTCGTGCAACAGGGCTGCAATTGCCTCATCTTCGTCGGCACCGTAATCCAATGCGATGGACGCAACGCCGAGCAAATGTGCCACGTATGGGACGCCGCCGAACTTGCGCACCTGTTTCGCGTGCAACTGGGTTGCGTACTTCAAGGCGTCGTCAAATCGCGCGCTCAGTTTCATTCATTCTGGATGCTGTTAGAGCAAAATCACGGTCGGCCATTCACTCGCCTCGTCTCGCGGTGTACCCAATCGCAGTGCTGGAACATGGGTTGGCCGCTAGGCGCGGTCCCCTCCTTCTCCGATTCCCCCGCTGGGGCGGATTGCCCACCCTGCTCCCTCATTGTGCGCTAGCATAGTCAAAAGGCTGGCGGTACACAAGTGGCCTGCGGGAAGGCAGTTGGGCAAAACGCGCCGCGTCAAGTAGCCGTCCCAACCCGCAAGTAGGCAACGGGTATCGACTAAATGCCGGGCCCGCATATCGGCGACCGAGACCCGGTGTGGCCGGCCAACGCCACCCCCACGGGAATGGGGGGGACGTGCCGTTATCCAACCGGTCGCCGCGTGCCTTCCGAGGCCACCAACAGAATGGCGCGTGGCGTCGGGAATGTCTAGGGACTGCTCCGAAACAGCCGCCGCCTGTCACGCTTCAGGCACCCGGGTGGGGGCGTCGGCGACGGGGCGCGCTCGCGCTTGGCGTGATGATCGGGAAGCGGCACGGACAAGTGTGCCATAGGTGGGCAAAACGTAGAAGGGCATCCGGGCGTCTTGCGCCCGGATGCCCTTTCTCACGTCTCGACGTTTCCGCGTTACGGAATCGGAACGGGGCAGTCGGGGTCGGGCCCCAGGGCTGCCACACGTTCCTGGCGAATGGCCTCGGCCGCCGCGCGAGCCTTGGCGATGTCCTCCTGGACGGTCGCCCCATCTTTGCCTTGCGATGGCACAAGCACCATGTCGCTATGGGTTGGCTTCGGGAGGTTGATGCCCAGCACGGCTTTTGTCCTCCCTACTCATCGGAACTGCATTCGGCGTCGGCGTTGCAGCCGGGCCGGCAGTCCTTGGTGTAGACCCACTCCGGGTCCTGGCTCGATGTCTGCCGGCGCATGTGCTCAGCGGCACGTGCGCCAGCGACATCTTGGTCGATGGCCGCTTGATCGCGGCCTTGAGCCGGAATGATTGCCATGTCGGAGTGAGTCGGCATCGGGTTGCCGTACTCCTTCATGGTTTAGAGCCCCTTCCACTGGCCGTCGTACTTCTGCGCCTTGTTGACCTCGGGGGCCTTCACGTCGCCCGACTCCTGCATCGCCTCGCTGAAGTCGGCCCGGCGGTCCGTGTGATCGCCGGTGCTGCCTTCGGCCTGGACGAGGATGTTGTCGAGGTGGCCGTTGTCGGCCGGGGGTCCTACGGTGTTCATCGTACTACCTTTCGTGTTGATGGAAACCAAACTGAACGCACACTCCACTCGCACGCACACGCACTCGCGTCACACGACTGCCGTTGACGCTACTTCTTGCCCCTGCGGTGGTGGGCAAACTCACGCAGACGCCGCGCCAACGCGATCTGGCGATTGGTCGTCGGGTCCTTGTGCTTCTCCCGCATGAACTGCGACAGGCTCTCGCCCGCCGCCTTGGCCTTGGCAGTCAGGGCCCCAGGGTGCTTGATTGCGCCCTGAATCCACTTTTCGGCCATCGGTCGTTCCTTTCATCGCTACTAGCCACCAGAGCCACCGGAGCCGCCGGACCCGCCGGAGCCACCAGAGCCGCCGGAGCTACTCTGCAAGAAAGCCGTCCCTGCACCCACCTTTTTGCCGTTCGCATCGTACTTGAAGTCGAACGGAGCGCCGTCGGTCTTGTCCGCCGTGACCACTTTCGCCGCCGTGCCATCCACCATGACCGTCGCGGTTCCACCGCTTGCAGTGGTTCCACTGCCTCCACTCCCGCCGCTTCCTGCCACGAGCTTCAGCAGATCGCTCAGGTAGCCGAACTGCTGCTGACTGCCCGTGCGGGCGTCCGTCACCTTGGTCTTCCACAGGTCGATGGTGATAGGCGTCGGAGGATCGGGAGACACAGGCATGGGGTCCGAGTCTTTCAACCGATACGATTTCATATTCAGCATCGGTCGCAGGACGGCCCATATCGCCTGGAACTGCTGGGCAGTCGCAAGCGCCTGTGCCTTGAACTCGAAGTCCGTTGGAGTCGGGTCGCCCCAATCGCTCCTTCCGCGAAACACCACGTTCGGACCGCCGACGAAGACCGCGCCAGTGCTCGTGATCCCGGACGTGTCCCCGACCGGAAGGTTGCCGTTAGCGCCTATTCCGATCCCGCCGCCCCCAGCATTGTTGCTGTCGATGTCCGTTTGAGGCGGCCAAGTGGTCGTTTTCGGCAAGGCTGCCGGCCAGTAGAACGGGTCCTGGGTCATCGCGCCGGCACGGACCGGCACTGCACACTCAAACTCAATACAGTTGTTGGCCGAGTTGTAGGCCGCACGCTCAACCAGCACCGGCACCGCCGTCGAGGCAACGTAGCCTGGTGCATCGAACGTCACGCAGTCGAACGCCTCCAGGTTCAACTTGTGCAAGTACGAACGAAACCTCACGCGCTTCCATGCGTTCGAGAAACGTATCAGCCAGAACGTCGCCATCTTCAAGACAACATCCGGCTGGTTGAAGATGTACCAGTCGTAGTCCCTCTCGTAGAGACCGTATTTCTGGACGTTGTGGCGCAGGATCATATACTGCGTCGAGTTGGCTTCCGTGCCAGCGTATTGACCACCCGGCGTGTAGCCGATGTGCCAGGTGACGTTCATCTTCGTCACGATGTCCTCCGTGCGCGTGTACTCGACCTCCATGCCGTGCTCGGCGTCGATGTCGCTCACGGCGATCGTATCCACCGGTGTCGGCTGCTCCGGCAGATACTTGAGGTAGATGACGCTATCCTCGATCCACATGGCGCACCGCGACTGGAAACAAATCTCTTTGAGGACCTGAATGACGTTCTTCCGCGACAAGAGCGGGAAGTTCGCCGGGAAGGGAACCATCTTCGTCTTGACGTAGTTGAAGCTGTCCTCGTCCCAACTCAAGCCCGACGTGTTGCAGTAGTTGTCGATGATGTAGGTCAGGATGTCCACCACGTTCGGGCCTACGCTGGACTGGAACGTGATGTAAAGCTCGTCCGACCATCCCTGAATCTGCATCCCGTTCACGTCCTGATACCAGATGGTGCTCAAGGGCTGGTTGAGCACGACCTGGACTGCGGTGACGCTGCCGTAGTTCTGCGTGGTGATCTTGTAGTAGCTGCTCGGCACCACCGTCAGCCGCCGCACGCCCTCCAAGGTCTGGTAGGCTTTCACCGCCAAGACCGTACCCGGCGTAATCGAAGCGATGTAAGTCACGGTCGGGTCCGTGTAAAGCCGGACCTTGGAACCGGCATCCGCCCAGAACTGCTTGATGATGGGCTGCCAGTCCACGTTCTCCAAGGCATCCGGGAGGGTGGCGATCCAAAAGCCGGACATTGACTTCTCGCACGGCGTAAAGAAGTCCCCCAGGCCGCACGGCACCGGCGCACGGTAGTCAAACGGTTCGGGCGGCATCGGCGGCGGCAAGCAGACCTGCGGCGTGGCGTAAGGAAACGGCCCGTAGCCGGCCTGCTGCATCGCGGAAAGAACCTCGTTCTGCACCTGCGCATCGACCTGCGCTTGCAGGTAGGGATTCGACCGGCTGGAGACGTAGAACTCTTCGCCCTCGAAGTGCCCGGTAAAAAGACCGTCCTTAATCTGGATCGTGACCGTTTGATTCTGCGGGAAGTCCTCGCCGCCGAGAATCTGAATCGGGTTCTGCCCCAGCCCGAGTTGGTTCGCAAGAGCGATCTGTTCATTGCGGCGGGCCTGGGCGCACTGCTCCGCCTTCTGCATCCGCCCAATTTCGGCCCCGATCTGCGCGTTGATCTTGTTCGCCTGGTCGAGGTACTGCTGCGACTTGGCCTGATCGACTCCCATCCAGCACTCGGAAACCTCCATCAAGAAGCCCGCGTGCTGCGCCTCTTTCGCAATTGCCCGCAGCTTCTTGCGGTCCACATTGGTGCCGTTGCCGTAAAGCGGACTGCCCCTATACTCTTCCAAGCCGGCCAGGATGCCCACGCCCGTCAACGCGGTCCCCTCGACCGCCATGTTGACCTTCAAGGCCGGATAATCGTACACCAGCCCGAAGATTATCGGCCACGCCTTCCCCACCATGTCCGCCGGGACGTAGGGGAAGTTCCCCTCTTCCGCCGAGAAGCCGATCTCCTTGTCCTCGATATGTGACAGCGCGGTGATCTTGACCGTCCGGTCCCGCTCGTTCCAACTGACCGGCGTGTTGATTAGGCCCGAGAACACCAGGAACTTGTTGCTCAGGTCCAGGCCGTTGAACCATTGGTACAGCCGCACCGGCTGCTTGTGGAAATCGTACTTGTCGAACATCGCCTTGATCGAGCCGTCCGTGTCGTCCAGCGTGACGCTGATCTGCCGCGACGGGCTGTTCTGCATCGTGATGTCAATGGCGTCGTCCAGGTCGCCAAGCTCGACGATGGCACCAGGAATCAGGCCGCCGCCCGGAAGGGGAATGTCGCGGTCGGCGTAAGAGCACGTCTTGGCACCGACATACCAATCCACCTCGACAATGTTGATCGGCTCGGTGCCCGTCCGCTGGGCGATCTTCGCCAAGGCATCGGCAGGAATGTTACGCATAGCGGACCCCCTCGAATTCCAAGTCGATATTGACCAATGCCCCGCGGGGCATCGGCGCGATCGGCGGATCGGCCTTATCCGACGTGTCGAACTCGAACGGGTTGCTGGTGAAGTTCCCCATCCATTGCCGGCCTCGGTGATCCGTCACCAGGACCTTGGAGGCGAAGTAGGACCAGATGAAGGCCCGCAATTCCAGCGCCTTGTTCCGACTCAAAATAAACGTCCACTTGAACTTCCGGCGTCCACCCTTCGTCTTGACGTAGGTGTACCGCGTGCCGTCCATCGCCCGCTGCACCGATACCGCGACGGTCAGGTTCATGGCATCGCTGAACTGTGGACTCGGCAACACGGTGCCCGTTTGCAACGTCGGGTATGGAGCCTGCAACTGGAACATGACCGCCCCCCTCGTTACGCCTCAACCAGTTGGCCCTCGAATTCCAAGCTCGCCGTGAACATATCGCGGCCGTCTTCTAGCGCTGGATCGTTGGGGTTGGTGACGATGCCCGTCCAGCGCCGCTGCTCCCAGTCCCAAATGCCGATCTCCTGGCCGACATGGTTCTCCATGAACTCCAAGAGGGCCTCCGCTTGATCGACGCTCAGCCCGGAAATCGTCAGCACCAGGGTCTCGATCTTCGGCCACATCGGGTCCGCGTAGACGATCAACGTGCCGCCGCGGGTCTCGCGGCTGACGCGGTTGAATTGCAGCCGGTCCTTGTCGCCGAACTCCGGGTTCCGCAGCGTCAAAGAATCCGTGACCGGTCCGCTGGCCGGGTAGACCAACGTAAAGCGGCCCGGAGCCGAGGGGTTCGGCAAGTTCTCGCCGCTCAAAGTGGCCGGCGGGGGCGGCGGATTGCCGCTCGTGCCGGTCCCGATGAACGGGGAGTAAACCGCCTCGGCCGCCTTCAGCGGCAGCGAGTAGGTGAAGGACTGCTCGACGGAGACATCGGACTCCGCGGACAGTAGCCGCACGACCGCCACGACGGCGCAGTCGCCGATCGTCAACGGGTCCACCGTCGGCTTGCCAACGGACACCGCCGCCAAGTCGCCAAGCTGGATCGCATCGACCTGGGTTCCCACCTCCGACCGCGCCGCGACCTGCCCCAGGGGCAGGACATCCGTGGCCGCAGCCGGGATCGCACTGGCACGAGTCAAACCGACGTGAGCCTCGTGGCCGAAGGAAAGCAGGTCGCCCGCGCCTTGACCGACGTGCTGGACGACGCTGCTTGCGGCATCCGTCAGGCCGCTCGGGGTCGGTATCCAGCTTACCGTGTCTGGATCGTAGACCTGAGTGATCGTCTGGAGGACATCGGTGGCCGAAACGCGGATCGGCACGCCGGTCACTCCCACACCATCCACCAGCGTCAAGCTGTCCGTGGCATCGGCTTGGATATGCGTGTCGTGGACATCGTTCAGGTCCACCAGCGACAGCACATCGGTCGCCGAGAGCACCACCAGCGTGTTATGCGCATCAGCTTCGTCCAGCAGCCCCAGGACGCTCACACTCCACGGGGAGCCGATCTTCTGGACCGTCGCCGACTGGGCCAGGGACAACGGATCACTGATCCGCTTGCTTGCGGACATCACGACATTCTGGTAGAGCGACAACGCGCTCGCGGCCTGGAATGCCCGTGCCCGCAGCGTGTGGGCCGTATCCGCTACCACCAGATCACTGCTGGTCGCGCTCACCGGGAAGGAGTGGATAGCGCCGGCCCGCTGGCCTGCCACCAGATTGGTCGTCGTATCCGCGGTGAAATGCTGACCACAATAGGGGTAATCCGGCAGGACGATCGCGCTCGACGCCGCAAGTGTGTGAAGCACTTGGGACGCCGCTTGATCGGCCACAGACAGGGCACCTACGCTGTCCGCCAGGACCGCGGGAATGCGCTCGGTCGTCAGCGACAAGTCGCCGAAAGCGCACGCCGTCGCGTCGCCGTTATTGGCTGTTACCTGGAGCCGATAGTAGCGATACGCCCCGGTCGTCGCCAGCGGATAATGCCGCCGTTCGCCCGGCGACCAGTTTGTCTCCGTGCTAATGTCGCGGGTCAGCGTGTCCCAAGCCGTGCCGTCCATCGAGCCCAGCAGGGCGAACGCCTGGGGCATCTGGTCCATCGACCCGTCGAACGGGGCCCATAACGCAAACGAGAGCACTTCCGTCGGCGCGGTAAACTGGTACTGCCACCAGCAAGGGAACGAAGCCGCTTGCGAAGCGACGGTGCCGTCGTGGTAATCGTTGTCGAACGCCTTGTAGGCGTTCGCCGAGGCATCCGACGAGCTTGCCGTCCCGGCCGGCAGCGTGTTGCTGGCCATCACCGGCACAATGCTCGGCGGCCCGTACAGGAACAGTTCGCCCAGCGACACCGAATCGGGGCTGCCGTTGTTGGCCGTGATCCGCAGCCGGTAATAGGTGTACCAGCCGGGCGAAGTCACCGCGTAGATGCGTTTTTCGCCCACCTGCCAGTTGGCCGCATTGACGACTTGCGCTAAGGTGTCCCAGGTCGCGCCGTCGTTCGAGCCTTGGAGCCAGAAGTTCCGCGGCATCTCCTCGGCGTAGCCGTCCGACCGGCCCCACAGCGCGAACGCCTCCACCTTTTGCTGCGTGAGGAACTGGTACTGCCACCAGCAAGGAAAGCTCGCCGCCAGCACGCTCATGTGGTCGGCGTCGTTCAGCCCGTCGAACACGCGGTAGGCCGGGAAGCTCCCGCCGCCGAACAGACCGGACGAACTCGCCACGCCCAGGGGCGTCGTGCTGTCCGTCATTATCGGCGTCAGCGGCAAGCCGACCGCCAGCTTCACGACAGCGTTATTGTGGTCCAGCGACAGGGTATCCACAGCCCGCTTGACCGTGAGCACGGCGGATGCCGACTGGCCCAACGACAGGGCGCTGGTCGCCGCCCGGATCGGCAGGGCCACCTTGTCCAGCAGCATCGCCCCCAGGCGCGCACCGGACGTGCCCAGCATCGCGCTGCCGATCACCGGCGCGCTGCTGCCGCCCTCGCTGCTGCCACCGCCCCCGCTGCTGCCGCCACTGCTGGCGGCCGTCATCGCGGAGATCGGCAGTTCGGAAAGTGGCGAGCGTCCAAGCATGGCTTAATACGACTGGTTGTATTGCAGGATCGTGCCGGTGCCGCTGTCGCTGATTGTCTGGCTCCCCAAGTCGCACAGCGCCACCAAACAGTTGGAACACCCGCTGTCGATCTGGACCGAATGAGAACCATTCGTTTGGAACCGGCAGCCGATGACGCCGATCGCGTTGGCCAGCTTGCCACCGTTGTTGGAAATCCAAATCCCGGGGCCGCCGTTGGCAACCAGCACACAGCCCATGATGCTCACGTTGGCCATCGTGCCGAGGTTGTTTTGGAACTTGATGCCGGGCAGACCGCTGTTCGTTGCCTGGATCAGGCAGTTGGAGATTCGCGCCAGATCGCCTTCATCGAGGCCGATGCCGCCGACGCCGCCGCTCTTGCAGTTCGCGTCGATGTTGCAGTTGGTAATGAGGCAACGATACGATTGGTTGTCAATCGTGATGCCTTCCAGGGCGTTGGAGTCCGAATGGCAGTCCGAGATTATCGAGTCGCAGACGTGGTTCTGGGAAATGCCGATCGCGCTGTTGTCGTGCGAATAGCAGGCGTGAATCTTATTGTACTGGCAGGTCGTCGATTGCCCGTCCAGGCAGATGCCGTGCCCGGCATGGTGGTGACTCTCCACTCCGTCCACGTAGTTCTTCGCCCCCTTGATGACCAGACCGCTGCCGCCGCTCACGCTGTTGCCGTCGAACGTGAGGCCGCGAATTTCGTTGTTGTCCCCCGTGACCGTGAGACAGTCCACGCCCGCCGTCTTCTTGAGGATGGCACCCTTGGGCCCGATCAGCGATTGGCCGCTGTTGCCCAGCGACAGACCGCTGGCAACCGCATAGGACGCCGCGGGGAAGTACACCGGCAGACCGGTATTGATTGCCGCCTGAATCGCCGCGGAATCGTCCGTCGTGCCGTCGCCGACTGCACCGTAGAGCCTCACGTTGGCCGCCACCGCGGCAATCTGCGCCAGCACCAGCGCCGGACAGTCCAACCAGACGTTCTTCGTGCCAGCCCCGAAGCTCACCGGGCTCCCGCCGTTGCTGCTGGAAAGAACCTTGTCACGACTGAGCGACAAGCTCGACAGCGTGTACGTGCCCCGGCCCACCTCCCAATTCCCAGCGCCGTCGTCGATGACATAGAAGCAGGAGTTGCCGTTGCCGATGGTCGAGAAGGCGCGGCAGCCCGAGGCCGCCCCGCCGAGCGTCAGGGTGCCGGAGCCGGTCGTGGTCGTGGTTTCCTGGATGCGATCCGCAACTGTCAGCGCCATCGTCAATCTCCTTTAGCTCCCCAGGATGCCCGCCCCGTCGTCCCACGCCGCCAAGGTCGCCCAGCCGCCGATAGCCGGATTGATGGCCCCGAAGAAGATCCGGTCTATCGTGCCGAGATAAGCCGACTCGCCGTAGCTGCCGATGTTGAGCCAAAAGTGGCCGTTGTCCGAAATGTCGAAGTACCAGTTGCCGTCGTTCGGCCGGCGGATGCGGAACCACATCCATTCCACCACGGGGCAATCGTAGGCCCCAACGATGTCGGGGAAGACATAGGAGTGAAGCTGGTCCCACTTGTTGACGTTGGCCTGCTTCTTGTGCGACCAGTAGTTCTGGCACACGACCTTCCCTTGCGTGTCCATGACCCCGAGGGAAGCGCCCGACCACCACACATTACTGTTAGTCGAAGGCCCCATCGACACGCCGCGGACGGCTGCCGTAAGTTGCCAGGTCGGAGTCGTCGGTACAGGCCGGGTGAGCGCCGCATTTATCAGCGTGTTCGTCACCAGGACGATGCTGCTGCCGCTATCCGACTTGACGGCCCCGCCGCTGCCCCAGTCCTGCAACGTGAAATCGGCGGACGTGAGGATGTTTTCGTTGGCGTCGATGATGCGGAAGGCCGGCCGGCCGCCGTCGAGGAGCGGGTCGTTGTCCTGGCAGTACCGCTGCAGGTCCCCCTGCGTCAGCAGTTGATAGACGCTGACGCCGCTGGCGTGCCCCACGTTCGTCGTGCCCTCTTGAGCGCGCACCACGGTCAGGGTGTTGCCCGACCGCGCCGTGCAGAGCACCAGTTCGCTCTCGATCAGGAGGCGGAAATCGCCAGCGCTGGGAAACACTGCGCCATTGGCCACGGCAATCGACGTATCCGAAGCGCCAATCGCCCCGTTGAGGGTCGTCTGGGCATTGTTCACAAGCTCTTCGCGGCGTTGAGTCATGCGTCACCTCGCTAGCTGCCCAGGATTCCGGCCCCGTCGTCCCACGCGCCAATCGTCACGTAGGCCCCTGCGCCGCCCATGTCCATGTGCCCGCAGAGAATCCGGTTCGGCGTGCCCAAGAAGGACGATTTGCCAAAGTTGCCGACTTCGAGCCAATTCTTGCCGTTGTCCGAAATCTGGAAGTGGTAGTTGCCGTCGTTGGGGTCCGTGAACCGCATCCAGAGCCAGTCTACGGAGAAAATGTTGAAGGGGCCGACAATATCCGGCGACACGTAGCCGCCGCTGCCGTTCTGGTGCGTTATCAGCAGCCCCGCCTCGCACGACCGGTAGCGCATAATCACGGATTGGTTGCCCGTGTCCAGAACGCCGATGCAGGCCCCGCCCCAAAACGACTCGATGCTCGTGCCCATTGTCCTGACGGCCGCCGTCAACGTCCAGGGCGTGGCCGGGAGCGGGCGCGTCAGGTACGCGCCGCCGGCCCCGCAAAGCACGATGCTGTTCCCGAAGTCGTAGGCGACATTGCCGCCACTGTAGTCGAGCAGCGTGAAGTCCGCGGCACGGAGCCGGTTCTGGTTCGCATCCATGATGCGGAACGCATCGCGCGTCGTGTCGAACAGCGGGTCGTTATCGCGGAGATAGCGTTGCAAGCCGCCCTGCGAGACGACGTGGTAGACCGGCGTGGCGTCCGCGTGCGCAGCCGCCGTCGTGCCTTCCAGCCCGCGCACGACCGCCAGCGTGTTGCCGGAGACCGCCGTGCAGAGCAGCAGTTCGCTGTCGATCAGGATGCGGAAGTCGCCGCTGCTCGGAAAGACCGTGCCGTCCGCGACCGTCAAGGTAAGATCGCTGGCCGCCACCGCCCCATTGAGCGTCGTGGAACTGTCGTTCTTGAACTGCTCCCGTCGCATGTCTCGTCTCCTAAGCCCCCAAGAGGCCGGCCCCGTCGTCCCATGCGCCCAAGGTCGCCCAGCAACCGCTGCCCCAGGTGTCGATCTGCCCGAAGCAAATCCGGTTCACGGTTCCCAGGAAGGCCGTTTTGCCGAAGCTGCCGACCTCCATGAAGCGTTTGCCGTCGTCCGAGAACTGGTAGTGCCAGTTGCCGTCGTTCGGGTCCACGATCCGCAGCCAAATCCATTGCGTGCCGGCGACCGGAAGCTGCGAAACGATGTCGGGCGGAACGTAGCCGCCGTTGCCGTCGTTCTTCGTGATGTGGAGCATCCGGCGATGCGCCAGCCAACGCACGGTCACGGTTTGATTGCCCGTATCCATCGTCCCGATGCACGCCGCGCCCCATGCCGCCTGGTTGGCGGTCCCCGTGCTCCGCACGGCCGCCGTCAGCGTCCAAGTGCTCGTGGCAGGAAGCGGCCGAGTCAAGAACGTGGTGCCGACATTGAGCACGATGGACGTTCCAACATCCGCCGGTGCAGCGCCGCCCGCGTGATCGAGCAGCCCGAAGTTGGCCGCCAGAAGACGGTTCTGGTTGGCGTCCACGATGCGGAACGGCGGCCGGTCGCTGTCCACGAGCGGGTCGTTGTCGCGGAGGTAGCGCTGCAAGCCGCCTTGGGTCAAGACCTGGTAGGCCGCCGCCCCACTGGCGTGGCCGGCGGCCGTCGTCCCTTCCTGGGCGCGCGCCACGGTCAAGGTGTTGCTGGAGACGCCCGTGCAGAGCATCAACTCGCTGTCCACCAGGACGCGAAAGAACCCGGTGCCCGGGAAGGCGGTGCCGTCCACGACCGTGATCGTCGTATCGCTCGCCAGCACGTCGGTGGCAAGATTCGACTGGCTATCGTTCTTGAATAGCTCGCGGCGCTGGGTCATGGCTCGGCTCCGAGGGAAGAAACAGGGTCAGGGGACCGGGCACGCTGCCCGGGCCCCGACCCACGCGAGGGAGAGATCGTTACGCCGTGACGGTGTACGTGACCTTCAACTGGTCGCCGTTCTGGACCGCCACGTCGCCGGCCGTGAAGGCAGCCGCCGCCCACAGGCGACCGCCGCTGGCCGCGTTGTCGCCTTTCGTCTGGCAGCCAGCGGCCCCGCCCACGATGAACAGGCCCTTCACGGTGCCGCTGTTGGTGATGTCGAACACTGCCGTGGTCGCGTTCGTGACCTGGGCGACGTGCGTGTTGACGGTCGCCGCCCCGGCACCCCACGCCGGCCGCGTGGACGCGCTGTTGCTGTTGCCGTCGTCGGTGTAGTTGGTGAACTCGGTCCAGCCGTTCGTGCCGCCGATCTGGGCGTAGCAGTCGGCCTGGGCGTAGGCCGTGAACGAGGCGCTGGACACGAGGCCCATCCACCAGGAGGTGATCGCCGTGCCGCCGTGGAACATCACCTCCAAGAGCCGCTGCCGGCCCTCGTCGGTAATGTAGTTGGGCATGGCGTACTCGGCGATCTTCCGGCCGTCGCGCCAGTGCTCGACCACGAATCGGCCGTGCGGCGTGAGTTGATCGGACGCCGGCTTCGCGGGACGCACCACTTCGACGCCGGCTGCGTGGCCTACATTCAACTTGCTCGTCATGGAAGTTTGCCTTTCGGGGGTTAAAGAATCGAAGTGCCACGCCGCAACTCACGTCGCAGTTCGGTGGCGATGGACCTGGCCGTCTGGCGGCCCGTGTTGCCGCCTTCGACCGTCACGTTGATGTCACCGATGTTGGTGACGTGTCCCCCGTGACTGTGATACGAGGGCCGCACGCCCGCGTTCATCGCCGTCAACTGGGAGGCGAAGCGGCGAGTCGTCGCCGCACTCATTACCATTTCCCCCGGCGAGAGCATGGCCGGAATCACGTCCGTGCCCCGCGGGCGTCCGCCGCCCGCCAAGTAAGCCATGCCGCCGTGCGCGGCCGTCATTTCCCCGCCGATCTCCGGCATCGGGACTTCGGCCGCCGCGGACGCCAACTCCTGCATCGCCGTGGCCGCGGACTCGATGCTCCGCTCGAAGTCCATCATCGCGTCGTTCGACGTGCGGATGGATTGCGAAGTCTGGCGGAAGCGGTCCGTGATGTCCTCGACCTGGCGGCCGGTCTGCGGCTGCAACTGCAACTGGCGCAGCCTTTCCAGGCCGCGGGTCGCGTCCTCCTGCTGCTGTTGGAACGGTTGCGAACGCAGGTTCCTGATCCGCTCGGCATAGTCCCACGCCTGCTTTAGCTCCTTGACCCACTCCTCCGCGGTCTGCACCGGCAAGCTCTGCGACCAGGTGGCGTTGGCCTTGAGTTTCTCCAAGCGATCCAACAGGGCGTCCAACCCTTTCACGTCAATTGACATCGGGTGCGCCCGCATCCATTCGACCTGCCCGCTGATTTTGGCGAACTCCTCCTGGGCCGTCTGGATCGACCGCACGCTGGTCGGGGCAAGTTGATTCACGCCCTCGGCAAGCGTCTGCCACAAGCTGATCCCCTTCGATTGCATGGCCGCCATTTCGCCGCCGATGCGGGCCTGGATCACGCGAATCCGCTCCCAGGCGTCGCGCTGGTCGTACAGGGCCGACGTGGCGGTCACAATCGACGGAGCCAATTCCCGAATCGTCGTCTTGATGGCATCAAGCTGCTCTTGGTACGACTTGCCGGCCAAGATGCTCTTGTCCGTGACGAAGCCTTCCAGGCTGATCGAGCCCAGACCCGTGCTGATGCGCCGGTTGAGCTGGGAAAGCGTCTGGTCGGCGACGAACAGTTCCCGGACCTCGGCCTTGGTGGCGGCCCCTTCCATCGTCTCGCGCATCCTGCGCTTCATGGCGTCGAAGTTGAGCCAATCGGAAACCTCCCACTTCTTGCTGGCGAACATGAGGCCCTGGAACTCCTCCAGGTCCTTCTTCACCTGCGCGATCGCCTTCTCGCGGTCGGCCGTGGGCA